CTGCGTATTCGGCGGCCATTCCGCCCATCCTCTGCAAGAACGCGGTTGCTCCAGCAGCGGTCATTCCCATTTCTCCGATGATTTCTGAAGTTCTTCCTGGACCGACCACCCTTTAGGCGGCGTCCACTACCTCAGTCAGAAGGTCAGCCGATGACGGGTTCTGAAGGACAGGGTTGTTGTGGGGCATCTTCATCCCCGGATTGCGGTCGGTATGACCAGGTACGTAGTTGTGAACCTGTGTTGGCGCTCTGGTCCTCATCATCGGCGGCGTCCTGTTAAGGTGCGCAAAGAATGGGGAGAACGCTCGCCTCGCATAGGCGATGTTGACCTTGTTGTGGATCTTGAAATTGTATGGCAACAGATTTGACGAGGGGTCCGTCGCAGACGTCAAGAGACCTGAAGCAGCCGTATCGATGATGGCGTAAGAGAAATACTCGTCGCCCAGATTCTGGATGCTGTGAATGTCGCTTGAGAGGTCGTGTGACATGTTGACCTGAGAGAACAGACGATTGTTGTTGACTGCGTTCTTCATGGTGAATGTCTTGCCCAACTTCTGCGTTCGATACGAAGTGTTGAGGAGCATATTCACCGTGACTGGGATCGTCTCTCCTTCCCTGAAGAGTGACTACAGGGGTACTGTGCCGAAGCTGACGTTGCCGGTCTCGCAAGCTGCCGGATACATCAACTCGAAGTGCATCTTCCAAGCCCAAATGAGCCCATGCTGACTCATTTCGGTCATGTCGTAGTCGAAGATCTCCATCATCGAGTACGATAGGTCCAATTTGTCCATGAATGCCGCCAGGATGTCGAACGAAAAGTCTGGTTCGTCCGTCGAAAACATGACTAACCCTCCATTCTTGTCGAAGGTATCGTCGTAGAAGTAGTTCGTGAATCCTGGGCACATGATGAACACCTGGTAGCGCTCCTCCCCTGGTCTCACAATTCTGGGAGGCAGCACTTTCTTTTACAAGCCGCGGAATGTCCATTTCATCTCGTAGTCATCCAGCGAGGTAAGCGACACCAGATTAGGGCAAGCCCATAGCTTCTCCGCGATGCCCGTCGTTAAGGGCGACACGTGTTCTCCTGCTAGGACATATCCCGGATCCGTCTCGAATGGGTCGCATTTTGCAACAAACATAGCGTCTTCCAACGAAGCAGACATCAGTGACTGCGTACCGTACTGCTACAGGACGCCTCTGAAGTGAGGGTTTTCGTTGTGGTGGTGCATCTTGCCGATCACGTTTCGGTTACGATTTCCCAACCAGCTTTGATCTCCTCCGTACTGCGGCGCGTGCAGCGGCTTTGGCCCCGTAAGCATCTTAGGTCCCTTGTTGGGGTTCCTGGTCGCCCTCGTATAGGCTTCTTGGAACTGAACTTGGGGCTTGCTCCTCGGGTTCTGCTGCTGCTGCGTTCGCTGGGGTTAGGCTCTTGTTGTCGCGGGGCGCGCGTTCTAGCGGGCCCTGGGGTTTTGGGTATTTTTGACTCTCGGCTCCAAAGCTGGAGTGCGGTTCGACATGCGCGAAGTTTGCGGGCCCGACTTAAGAGTCGCGGTTTGCCGCGGTTCGCGTTATCGCTTCTGAGACTTGTTTCTCTGCATTTTATTATTTCTGTGCAGATGACTTGGCGAAGGCTCTGTAAACCGAGTCGGACAGGCCGTAGTCCTGCCCTAGTTTCCGGATGATTTATAATTCGCTAGCCGGAAAAGCGAAGGCTTGTTGAGCATCTGCTCCGTATGCTATCAAGCTCTTGTGGCTGGGCGTAATGAGTGCTTCTCCCGTCATGAGTATCAGACGTTCGAAACACATCCCAGCCCTTCGGTCGACCATGTCTTTCTCGGAAGTCGTTAGACGTTAGACTCCCAAGAACCTGTGCGAACTCTCCTTCATCACGTCTACCACCAATTGCTGAATTGCTCCGACGCTCGGCAGCCCCTGAATGATGGCATTAATCGCCAGCCAGTCGGATATGAAGACTGACTCCCCTGAAAACTACAAGAAAGCAGCAAGTGACTTTAAGCCTCGGTACTTCCTGAGGAACACGTTCGACCCGTTGTAAGAGTCCAAACGGAACATCATCTTGCTGTAATTGATTGTTGAAAACATGCGGTCGCCGGTCCAAAAGAACCAGCGAGAAAGGTAGTCTAGGGGTTCCGGATTCAGATGCGTGGTGGTTCTGAAATCGTGGAGGATATGTCCGACGCCAGTAGTTGACGGGACTCCTTTTACACCATAGCGATCTGGAATCAGGGGAAGGAGGTGCGCGTACCTGCAGAGAAGCAGGAACAGATGGTCGTCGCCTGCCGACTTAATTCGTATAGGCCTGGGGACTTTACTACTCGGATGGATGTAGTTGTGAAGCTCTGCTCTGAAACAGTCGACTTCACCGTGCGTGAGTTCGAACCAGTCGAATGACTTTACAAGTGCGGTTCCCAGCGTGTTACATAAGGTTGTCCTAAAATGCACACCTGAGCAAGTGGTGCCTCTCCTAGCTTCGAAATAGAAGTCGTTCTTAGTGTATCCATTGAAGAGGTTGGATGATTTAAATTGTCGCCAGTACTTTTCTTTGCAGGCCGCTAGCCTGGGTGTCTCGAATTAGCCGAAGCCTGGCATGAAGTAAATTACCACTTGGTTTGTCTCTTTGAAGTATCGCTTGATCCTCTTGCGCACGACGTCCCACTGGACGTCCGGGTAGTCGTCCCTGTCACCTGACTTCTAGCAATAGTCGGTGACGAGGTCAACGGCGTGGTCCACAATGGGAGTGAAGACTGTATCTTGGAAAGTATCAGTGATGCTCGAATCGAAAGCTGCAGCATCGCCAGTCGCCATGTGGATAGGGCCGTCGCCCCCTTGCTCTTCTTGTTCTGACAACATTTCTCAAATGTCGTCGGTCAGCTCATCGCCTAGAGCTTCGGCGGTGTGACCCAGCGTGAAAGTGGGAAGTAGCTTGCATACCGTCAAGATCATTCGCGCATAGATCTGAGGTAGACCACAACTCATGCCGTTCAATTCTGTTACCTCGCGCGGTCGCACCGAGGCCTGAGATGAGACGACTCCGTCATGGACATGCTTCTTCTCGACTTCCTTGATTTCATTCGTTTTGACCCTGGCGCGTACGAGTGACATCACGTTGATGGAAGGTGGTTGAGCCAGGTGGACGCCTAACTCTTTGACCAGCTTCGCCTGCTTATCGCCGGTATAGCAGTCGATTGAGTCCTGGATCACGTCTCAGCCCTCAAATTTGTCTCTGAAACCCTTGTCGAGAAACTCGCAAAACAGGGGAGTGAGGGTGTTGACGTAGTCCCTAAAGCGGGCTTCTACTGCAGGGTCGGGTGTGCACTTGCACTCATGGCTACGCTGGTTGGCGGCAATGAGGTTTTTGGGGTGATTCTTGAAGCACACCGGTTCTGCTTCTTCGTCCGGCTTTATGACTGTGGCCGTATGGGTCAGCACGGCATCGGCTGTTTGGGCGTCGAGTTGATGTTGGTCGGTATAATTGGAGTACTTGTCCATCGCTCCAGACCATTCTTCAAGCAAAGCTTAAGACTCCCGGTCGTCGCGCTTGTGTCCAAAAGAACCGGGCTTGCAGGTAAGTCGTTGCTACCGCGTCCATGTCTCTTTGACGGCGGGCTTTGTATATACTTCTGCGTGCGTATGCCTGGTAGAAGGGGGAAGCTCTTTTATGAGTCGCTTCCTCTGACGTTTTTCGCGATTGCGGAGAGCTTTCTTGAAGTCATGGTATTACTGGGGAAAATCGAACCTGACCATTTTTCGAACTCGGGGATCCTAGAGAAACTCCCGGAGATATACACCTGGATTCACGGGATTGAGGACCTTCTTGAAGGCGTCCATGCAACTATGTGCGACGGCGGCGGGGTCCATCGTGGCGATGTCTCGGAGAGTGCCAGTTTTAACGATTAACGCATTGGGTCTGACGTCCAAATCCTTAGGGAGAGAGGTGGTCAGGACGGGATCCGGGGTCCTGACGAGATCATCCGAAGGAGGGTCGAGTGGCTCCATTAAAGCGGGAGCGGGCGCATTACCCTCGGCACCATATGCTATCATAGTGGAGACCTGGTCCTACTGTACAAAGGGCGAAACCCTGTAGGTGGTATTAGTCTTTCCCCACTTTCTCTTGTTGCCGAGAATAGAAGTGTCTTTCTCATCGTAGTAGTAGCCGACGGTGGACTCAATAGTCCTCTCTCCGTCGAAGTCCCGGTAGACGTTTGGGTCGATCGTGGGCGCACTGACATACTGGTTGCCTACACGTTGTGCGTTGTTGTCGAACGTCCTTGTCAGGTTGTTCCAGGTTGAATCCGCGGGCACAGAATTATCATTCACCGTGAAGAAGGGACTAGTCTAATAACGGATCATATTCTGCATAATCTCAATGCGGTGCATTGTCGCTCTGTGCCTCTCATGCATAGGTATAATGCGCGTGAACACACTCCACCTTACCTGGTTTGTCCTGAGGTTGGTTTTGGCCATCTCAAGGCCGTGAATTTGGGCCAATACCGAATCGCTAGCAGTGATAGTGTCCTCTTATCTCTATCTTATGACACTTGTCATCTGCTGTATCATCCGGCTGTTCATTTCCTTCGAAAGTGCTGCACACAGTATGCGGATCTGGTCGTCTTTGAAAGAGACCTTGGCTAGCTGGACGCCTGTCGTGGTCTCAACATAGACCTTGACTCCAGCATAGGCACTCATCGAAACTCCGTTTTCGATGCAGAAGAACTTGGTTTTGTAGAATCCCACAGTGTAGGACTCCCTGGCAGGGATGAGTTCGCAAGCATTGTCACCGTGCTTCTCGTAGCTGTCTCTGTAGACCGGACGGACGTGGGCGTGTTTGTAAGGATCGTCCTGTCCATCAACGTCGACCATAACTTCAAGCTCTGTTATACGGTCGCAATGGCCTTTCGAGGCTTCATCAAAAAAGACGCCACGCACTGGCCATACTGGCCTGTCTGACGCTTTAATTGTGAATTAGCCTTCTCCACCAATGAAGTCTCCCCTTCCTTAAACAGGCGGGTAACAGTTCATGGTGCCGTAACAGCGTATCTGTATAGTCTTCGGAGAAGTGCGGTGGTGAGTGGATTTGCGGATCTTGTTATGAAAAGGGTTGATCTCGCAATTTGCGAACTCCATTCTGTTGCACTTGCACCCCTGATTCTTGATCGTGTAGTAGATCTTGGGGCCACCTTAAAAGGAAGGTACTTCTTTGACAAGTGGGACAGCCTGCGCAGTGGATTCCCTAAGCTTTCGCGTCAGCCTAGAGAGTTCTTCAGCGTAGGAGAAGTTTCGAAGGCCCCAGAAACGGGGCCGACGGCGACGGTTGCAAAGGTGCGGAAGTACATCCGAATACCTTGGAACTGCGTCGAGGGCGTTCTTGTAAGCGATCCTATCAAACACACGAGGGTTGAACTTCACTACCCTGGTGGTCGGTTAAGACTTGAGGTGGGAGCGGACATAATACAATACATCTCGTGAGGTAATTGTGACCGTCTACGCGAACGCGAGCCGCGGTGCGGTGACATGCGCTACGAACTGGTGTGTTGAAGTAACGCTGTCGGTGATCAGCTGGCACCTTATTTCCCGGTCTGTCACGTAGTAGAGTTTATCATAAGACGGGAACTTGTTGGCGTCAAGGTACTGAGTGTCGCAAGGGAAGAATCTGGGCCTGGTGAATCTGATGTCGTACGGCATGTAGCACGAATTCTCTGCGTACTGGACCATTTCGGTAAGCGTGGCAACGGTGACATCCCAACGATTATGGATGACGTAGTTGTGCCTCTCTGAAGCAATACGGAAAGCCGCAAAAGCCATCACCGCAAGAGCCCACACGTAGGGCTTCAAAAGAGTGCGGTCCTGCTCAGGATAAAGATGGGTAATGACGGTAATTCCGATCTTGCAAACGAACTTAACGAAGGGGTAAGGGTCCTTCATGTGTTGCCTTATGATGTTGCCATAGGTGGCAAGGCAAGTGACATGCTTTACGAAAACCTGCCTGTGCTCGTAGGTGTAATCCTTAGAAAGGAAATTCCAACAGGCCAGTTCGTAGGGGCCGAATACGCACCAGTGTTCAGGGGGCCGACCCTGGATCTGCGTGAATGCCCATGGTGGAAGGCCCTCGATGTGGCCAAACTGGAAGTCGTCAAGGTCATACGCGCCCCTTGGGCGAAGGGCGTATAGATTGCTGTCGGCGGCCCGGATGTTGGGCGGCAGGGCGTTAACCCTAAGGTTGACGACTGGACTGTGACACGGTATGTTAACAAGTTTTCTCTTCGTCTCGTTACGTACGATGCCAGGGGCTACCTGGTGGAACTACTCGAAGTCCGACCGGCAGCTTTTGAGCATTTCTCTGTGACCGTCCCGGTCTGATCGCCATGTCTTCTGAATCGTGTGGTCGAAAATTTTCGGCCAGGGTGTGCTGCCTTCCAGGCTGAGATGCTTAATCTCCTTAGCGAATTTTGCAGCTATGGCGAAGCTGGTGGGCTTGTCCTTGAAAGACAGAGGCCTGAGGACGGCCAGGGGAACATTCTGCTCGTCGACGTAATGACCACCGGTGTGGTGAGTCATGGTGATGGCTCCAACGAACGTAGGCAACACGTGCCTGAGCGGAAACTCGACCTAGCTGTCGAGGTATGCTTTTTGCATGTGTGTCCGGTTCGTTACATCCATGGAGCGTGCTGGCACATCAGCTGCCAATCTCGCAATGCTGTGTGCGTTCCCTACGTTCACTCTCGCTTAATCGAGGTCTGCGATCAGATTGGATTCCAGAAGATGCTGGGCAATCTATATCGAGTCTGTGTTGGCTTGCGGCCTGAATGCCACAGACCAAACGTGCTTCTTCTCGTTGATCTCAAACTGGAACAGGAGCGCCGGGCCGGTAGTTACATCATTCTTCGGCCGGGCGAGCTTCGTGATCCTGAGAATCTGTAGGGTAGTCTCAGGAGTCGTCTGGTGCCTGACGGAACAGTCTAGCATGTTCATCAGGGGGGCGCCGGTGGGCGTCAGGGCTGCTCTCATCTCGAGCTCTCTTCCTTTGAGCTGTCAATGGAATTCATTGTCTCTGGCCTGACGCCGGCCGCGGGTATCGACAGCCATAGGCGTAGCGAACGAGGTGATGATTTGGGTGTCGACGGCGACCGTTCGCTTGGTATCGCCGGAATCATCGTCGCTGCCCATGTGGCCCATCTTCATTGGGCGATAATGGGGGCGTTTGTTGCCTTCGTCTCCGTCGTGGGAACAACAGGTCAGGGCACCATATCCATACTTACTCATGTCTTGATGGATCGGCAGCTGATTGTAACCCTTGTTCTGCTGTTGGATAGACATTTGCATGCGCGATCCGGGCAGGTACTCGGGCCTGTCGTAGGGCTGTTGCTTCTCCCCGTCGATTGTCAAGAGCACATCTGACTTCTTCTTGATGTCCGGGAACGTGGGCGATGCAGGAGCAGACGGCTGGGGGATATCCATGTCGTGGTACTCGAAGCACTGGCTGTCCCTGAACGACATATCTGCCAGGTTCTCATGAGGGTCGCGGGAGAAGATGCTCGACGGAGTCGGGAGCGACGGGCCTCTCGGAGGTAGCTTGGGCTACGGAGGCATCTGGTACTGGCTCCTTTCGTGCGCTTTTTGTTCTTCTATCTCCGGTTAAGGAGGGAAGGTCTGGATCGCGGAAGGCTAACCGCTGAGCTTAGACTGGGCAGATTCGGAGCTGGATCTGCTCGGCATTTCGTCGTCGTCCGAATTGGACAAGTTGAGGAGGCGGTTGATCGTCTTGTTCAGTCTGTCACATGCAGTAAACTGAAGCTCCTCTTGGTTGTCTGATTCTTAGTCAGCTGGCTCGACGGGCTAGAGGGTTCTGCCGGTCGTGAGGGTGTGGTACTGAAGCTGCGTATACCTGTCGAAGGTTGTATTTATCGCCGAGAAATCGTGGCGGAATACCTCTTTGTATCGCTCATCTGTCTTCGCTGACAGGAAATCCGGCAGGGCATGCCGCAGGGCTTCGTAATGCACCGCCTCCGGGTTCTTCTGGGGAACGGCCAACACCGATCTGAGGTTGTACTTAGTCACAGGTACTACAGTGACCAAGTTGTAGAAGAACCATTCGAATGGCAAGAAGGAATAAAGCTTCTTGTTGGAGACGATGACGTCCAGAGGAATCTCGCAGGTCTCGGGCCGACCTAGGAACTAGGTCCACTTCTGCTCGAAATCTGGCTGCATCTTCAGCAGCTCGTACATGGCATCCTGGAGTGCTTTCTGTCCTCTCTCGTAATCACCGATTGGCTCGCCCCTCCCCGCCGGAAGGCAGTGAGGCAGCTTAAACGGATTGATGTTACGGAAGAACCTTCTGACAAACTCCTTGTTCTGGCTATTCTGAGCCTGCCGCACCTGAAGCGGGTTTTTCTTGCCGTCTGGCCGATTGTTCTTTATACTAATCCGGCCGAATGTGAAGCTGTTCAGGACCTGGTCACCCTCTTCAGTCTTGTAGTTACCAGAGCGAATGCGTGCAATGAAGAAATGGAGCATACCTCTGATTCTAAGAGTGAATGGTAAGCAGGCGTGAACGCAGCTTCTCGAACTTGACCACTTGTCAAGGCGCTTGACGGCGGAATGGGGAAGGAGTTCGTGGACCCCCTCGGTTTCGACGCCGTACCAAGGTGTGATACGGAATCACGTTTTCAAGCCGATCTTGGTCCCGCAGCCCTCGTAAGACGAGGCTAGCTAAGAAAGCTTAAGCCTGTCCTGGACGCGTACGACCATTGGTGGTCCGACCATGCCTGAATGCTTGGTGTTGATCGCTCTCCGCATGACCACCTCGCGGAAAGGGATTGGGTAGGATTTACCCCGGTGAGTCTTTATCCACCGTTCTTGCTTTACAGCGTCTCTGCAATCCTTGCCCAGATCTTGTTCAACGATCCTCTTGAGCGAAGGGGGCGCGCTTTCCCAGGTCTCTAATTGAGGGATCTGGTAAGGCACCGGTGCAGACCTGGGCGCAGCAAGGTCCAGTGAAAAATCTCCGTCTGTTTTCCTGAAGACGATATGACCGTCCCAGCGCGCTTACTCAAACTTGCGCGTGCCACAGAAACCGAGTTGATCAACTGAGGGGATGACCTCCTTGGGGTCAGATGAGACTTCGGCAGCGGCAATTCCACAATAGCCAGACGGGAGACTATAAATCTCTCGCGTAGCTTTTGGGAAGCCTTGCGGATGCTCCTCTAGAGACTGGCCTCTCATTGCAACCTGATGTCTGTACCCGAACTTCAAACAAGCTTTGCACGGGTCTGCTAAGGATTCCTCTCCCTCAGCATGATCAGAACACAACGTTAGGCGCTCCATTGGAACGTCGTCGATCATCTTGGGCGCTTAACCCCACCCTGGGTTTTCGGCGTATTCGCGTTTGTAGCGGGTGCAGCCGGTTTGTCTGATGAAGCATTTCTTGCTTTCCTGTACGATTTCCTCTCTTCCAGGCATGTCCAAGCATAGCTCAATGACACAGTACCGCACTGAATCAGGGTCTTGATTCTCGTTTTGGGGCACTATTGGGGTGACATTGACAAAATCCTTTAGTTTTAAGGACGGGAGTTCCTGGGTATAGTGGTGAGCCACTAGGAAGTTCCGATTTCCGATCATCGGGAACACGTCAAGATATACGGAACCTTGTGTCCGTTACTCTGTGAATGTATACTGCAT